AAGGTCCGCCAGCGATGAAGTTGGATGCAGCACCAAGCCTATTCTGCTGTAATCCTTCTCGCAACGCCAAGTCTCTTGCCGTAGCTGCACCAGTTGTTTCGCCAGAACCAAGGAAGCTCTGTGCCGCACCATAGCGTGCAAGCTTTCTTGCTTCGCCAGCAGCACCTAGCTGTGCAGCTTCTTGTACTGCTGGTCCAAGGCCAAAGATGTTGCCACGAGCAGTCTGTGCGGCTCGGATAGATTGTTCGTATCCACGCCGTTCTTCCGCACCAATTGTCGAACCAAGGCGTAATTGATTTAATGCTTCTTGTTCAAGCGTGTTCCGCAATTCTTCAGTCTGTGCTGTAGTTGTTGCGCCAAGAGGCTGAGTGGCCATCTGGCGATATTGACGGCCAAGGCCAACAGCCGTCCTATACGCCTCTGGATCAATCTGGCGTAGCTGATCTCCAGCGCGCTCTTCGGGTAGCTTGGCAAACTCGCGGAAGGATGTGATCTGCTTTAAGCCTTCATCGTCAGCAGAAGTAACTGGCTTAAAGTCTGTGACCTGCTGGCTTGCTTTAGTTACCGCGCTCTGGACGCTGGTTAGGTCGGATTTAAGCTCGTCAATTGATACTTTGGCACTTGCACGCCTAGCATCACCAGAAGGAAGCTGATCGTATAAACTCTGTGCTGCCTCTATTCTGCTATTGATTCCAGCAATCTGTGAATTGCCGTCCTCAATAATTCTGTTCAATGTTCCAAGCTTTGTGTTGTTGTAATCGCTAATAATATCATTGTCTGATACTTGGAAGTTTAGGCGAGTAGAAAGATCAGATGCACCAAAGTTGGCATCAGCAGAGAGGCTGGATGGTGCTTGGTTTGAGAATTGAGAAGCACCTTGACCCCTCATTCCTGCTCCACTGGTCAAAGCTTGGATTTGTGAGGCAAGAGTATTGCGAGTGTTTTCTTGGCTTGTCAAATCAGCAATGCGTTGTTCGTATGTATCTTCAAGATTTTTTAAGCTTTCCTGCTGTTGCTTTGCTACTTGATTTTGAGCGTCAACTATGTTTGCGTATGGGAATTTGCTTGCCTCATCCATGTAAAAACGCACGTCATTTGTGTTTGGCCGTGGCGATGGATAGGTAGAAATTGTCCCATCCTCATTAACTTTGTATCTTGGTGGATACTTTTCTGCCAATTGTTCCGAGGTGTTCCCAATTCTTTTCGCCATACTAAATCTCTCCAGCCTGGTACTTCTTGGTTGTAACAAGCTTGGCTGCTTCGTTGCGTTTCAATACATCCTCAATGTTTGTCGTGTATTCTGGAGCAGCGATAGGTTGTGATATGCCAGCCGTGTAATTAACTGGGGCTACACCTCCGCCCATTGCGACTTCGCGCTCAACCGAGGCTTCTGGTCCTTGACCGTAAGTTCTTGCGAATTGGGCTGTAAGCTGATTGCCTAATGCGCGGTTTAAGGAATAAGCCTGTGGGCTGTACTCATACTGCCTACGCAAGCCTTCCAGCGTGCGCTGACCACCATATTGACGCTCTATCTGTAATCCAGCCTGCACCTGCGCAAGCTGGTCGGCAGCCGTAAGCTGACGCTCCAGTTGGCGTTGTTCGGGCATATATTTGATGCGAAGAGCATTCTCAAGCGCGGCAATATCTGGAGACTTTTCGATATAGGTTTCAAGCGAAGAACGATAGAATAACGCATTAGCCTGCGCCGATTTCATTGGATCGGGCGGTGGCGGCGGTGAGGGAATAGATGGTGACCCGCCCATTAGCGTAACGCCTTTCGCATAAAACTCATATAGTCATAACTCCTTGGTTTGCCAGAACGATTAAATGTGATCCGCTTGCGAGGACCAAAACGCTCCGCTAGGAGCAACAGCAAGCATCCCAAGGATTTAGCACCCTTTGAGGATATCGTCAAGTCCACAAACACATTCTCGCCATCTTCGCTATGCACATAATGGTTAGGCTCTTGCCCATCCTTTATACACCTAGCCAAAGCTACCCCAGCAATACCATCATTATCGCACACAATCCCAACCATTCCCTGCTTCTCAAACCAGCCAAACCACTCAGCTAGGTTAGGCCACATAGCTTCTGGAACACCGCTTTGCTCGATATACTCAACAGCCGTCATATTGTCTTTTGCGTCTCGATGGTATCGGGGTTGGCTGCCGCAATGATTTGACGAACCGAAAACTGGCCTGTGGCACTATAAACTTGAATGGCTAAGTTGCGCCACTTTTCGTAATAACGAAGATCGTTCGCCACCCTGTTTTGGGTTGTGGCAGTAAGCGTAGCTGGGAGAGTAAATGGCAAAAGCAACGATACCGTAGATGCGTTAATGTTTGACAACACTGCTACTGGAGAACTGTCGGTATCGCGCTGGATAAGTACGTCCACATCTTGCGAGAATGTCTTGTCAAAGCTGACTTCGAAATGGCTTCCGTGTTTATCAGCAAATGGATCTCCAAATATAAATGATCGTGTTAATAGGAATGACTCGTAGTAAGCCCCTGCGTCCTGGTAATCTGTTGCAACCGTATTGGCGAGCGTCTTGTATCCGTTGTACTGACTAATCACGCCATTAGACTTTTTACCATTCAGCCTGCGCCCTTGAGAGGCAAAGTTGGTTTCCACAAATTGATTAACGGCAAATGTCCAGATACCCTCAAACGCTTGAAGGATTGTATTGTAAACAATGATTTTATCGCAAAGATCGCTCGCCTCTGTAGGCACAGCCAGTATATATCTATTGTCGTTAAATATGGCTGAACTCGCCCCAATTGCGGTTGGGCTGATCGTAAGAATGACATCCTTAATAACCTCGCTGATTGGCAGGCCAACTGCTGTAAAATCGTCCGATACAGACCTGGAAAGGGATCGTATGCCATCGTTGGCGAGAAAGAATACATCGCTGTTTACCTGGATTGCGCTACGCTCCGCAATGCAACCCGTGGTTGAACTTACATTCTCAACCACCCAATCAGCCGCACTGGTCATGTCTGGCGGGATTGATACTTGATAAATCTTAGAAGGCTTAAAAACAATCAACCGATTGGCGTAGTAAGGCACAACTGCAACAATCTCCTCGCCATCCGCACCGCCAACAACGATGCTGTTATTGGATGCCCAAATTGACGCATCCAGAATGTCGGATGCGTAAAGCGTGTTGCGCTCTGCTCCGCTACCAACGCCAAAGAGCCTATTCCCGCTTGTAACCAAAATTCGCAATCCAGAAGGAGGCGTGCCTACGGTCGCTGTGGCGGTAGCACCAGATCCATTGCCAACAATGGTTACAGTTGGCGTGGTTGAATACCCAGCACCGCTATTGTCCGCAACGGTTACTCCAGTTACCGCGCCTCCAGCGGTTAGGGTAATTAGTGTTGGTGAAGTTCCGCCTAAATCTGGACCAGTAACACTCGCTGTGGCTGATGTATATCCAGTGCCAGCGGTTGTAACTGTGATTGCGCGCAACTTTCCGCCTTGCTGTCTTACTGTTGTTCCATCCCAAAACATTAGCGGTCCAACTCCATCACAAATGTATTCTAGGTCGTTAAACTGAGCCATATTAACTTTGTTTGTGGCAGAAATGGAATAACCATTTTGCCAAGTTCTAGTTACTGCGCTCCAAGTTGAGGTTGTGGTTGACCACACATCAAGGGATGGTTGCAAGGTTGCCGAACCAGTATTGCTAATTATGCTTAATCTTCCGTTGGCAACAGTAAGCAACTGCTCGTTGGCCGATGTATCGTAGTAGGCTAACCCACCGACAGATGTAGTCCCGCAGGTGGCGGCAGTAGCGAAATTTGCAAATCCGTAGCGAGTCTCAATCCTTCCCCGTGGAGAGATGGTCATGTTTTGCATCTCTTGCACTTGGTTTTCTGCCAAGAGATCGGCTTGCAAGCCGCTGGCTTGACCGCCAGTAAATTGACGTATGCCGTCAAAGGCAAGCACGTCATCGGTTGCGTCTGTAAAGTAAGGCATAAGAGTTGCCCTCCTTAAGCTGAAAACATTTCTTCTATCGTAAGCTCACCAAGACTTGCTGGGGTAATTTGTTTGATCCCTCCAACCTGGCTCAACTCATAGTTAGCCATGCTCGCAAGATCCGAATTTGCGGATTGCGTAACAACCTGCGCCTTCCCGTACTGCCGTTCTCTCTCAAGAGCATCAGCGTGGGTCAAGGCCAGGACAACATGATTAACGTGGGGCAGGCGCAATTCATCGTTAATAGCATTGCTGGATGGAGGGAAATCTACAACGTAGTTGTTGCGGGTTAGGCAGGACAATTTTTCCACCACGCGCAGAACAGTTGTTCCAGCCGTTGCAAGCCTTGGATAAAGGTCAAGCTGCGCAACTCCAGATGTATTGCGACCAGTAAAGTGATATACCTGGGGATCGCCAGTTCTTGTGTCCTCAAGCAAGTCGGAGTCTTGACTTACAATGGTTGCCAAATCAATTGGATCAACTTCGCTCTTGTCGTAAGCAACTGAAAGCGGGGTTTCAACATTTGTGCCAAGAGTAATCGTGCGGCTAGTCCCAACTGAATAGGTGGAGCTAGTAACGCTTTCCCGCCAGGGTGCAAAGTTCCAAACTCTGCGGTAATTCAGCGAGGCTGATTTTTGCAGGAATGTGAGAGTGGTTGCATCAGTTTTGCCAATCTTCTCGCCTGCGTATTGGGCGATTTCAGTTAGGGTCATTTATGCCCCTCTTAATTCAGCACGCTTGGCCAAACTGCCTTAATCTCTTCAGGCGTGTTGCCAACAATCTCAGTCTGGGTTACATCACGCAAGGCTTGTTTCTTTAGCGCAATCTCCGCTTGCTTCTCTGTGTCAGCAGCCTCAACAGCCTTCATAAACTCAATGTCGAGAGAGGCAAGCAATGGCTTGCGAACCTCACGCCACTTGTCTTTCCAAATTGCTTTTGCTTTGTCTGGATTTACAATAATCATTCTTGGTACTCCCATGCGTTACGAAATGTGCGGTCAGGGGGAATTTCCGACCCTTCAACAATCTTGTATGGTTTGCCTTCTGGCACGTCTTTGACGGCTAATTCTTCTAGTGTTCCATTCCAGTTGGGAGACGGAGTTAGAATAACTACTCCGCCCTCATCATTTGGATATATAATTCTTTTTTTGTTCATTTGCTTTTACTAGCTTAGTATGGAAACACAAACAGTTACAAAGTCAAATTGCCCGCCGTTATTTGCGTATCCTGACACAACTCTTACAGAGCCTGCGGCTGGATTACTTGCAAAATTAGCTATACTTACACCCAAAACTGTAGATGCTCCAGCATTTTCAATATACTTTCCTGTTGATGCAACACAATAATTTGCATTACTCATGGCGGTAGTGAAATTCACAGTATAATCACCAGTTCCATTGTCTGCAACTGTGCTTACATTAAAGTCATCTCGGATAGTGCAATTACCACCGACATTAGTTGTTCCATCGAAATTAACCCAAGCTTTTGAAGTTCGTTTTGCTACGTTGTCAGCTTCTGTTGTGCTAGTCGATAGCATTGGGAATGTAATAGAATTAGTCCCAATAGTAACATTACTCCAGCTTGGTGCGGCTGAAGCTCCTGCACTTGTTAGAACCTGACCGCTTGTTCCGTAGTTTGCTCCACCGATTCCGATTTGACCAGCAGATGCAATTCGTAGGCGTTCGGTGCTATTGGTGTAAAAATTTGTTGAGCCAGCCGCGTTGCTGAATAGATCAAAGTCAGTTCCGTTTTGGCTTATAATAGAATAGGTTGTGCTTGCTGTGTCTGCAAAGATTATTGATGGAATACCGCTATCTGCAATTACAATACCATTTGCGCTGCCAGAGTAAGCAGACATATATGTAGCTGGAGAATCGGTCCCAATCCCAACATTACCGATTGAATCAATCCTCATCGCCTCAGCCCCACCCTCAGCAAACGCAATCGTGTCAGCGGCGGGGAAGAATATGCCTGTGTTAGTATCGCCAGTTGGCGAGATGGCTGGGGCGGCTGCCGTTCCTGTCCCGCTTGTAATCTTAGTTATGGATGTAAGGGTTGGGATTGTTCCAGTGGTGCTATTAAGCGTGGCAATCGTTCCATTGGTGCTGCTCAATCCAGTAATAGTTCCAGTAGTACTATTTAGCGTAGCTACAGTTCCAGTGGTGCTGTTTAGCGTGTTGATAGTTCCAGTGGTGGTGTTTAATCCAGTAATCGTGCCAGTAGTGATTGTTGCGCTTGTGCTAATCGTGCGATTGCCAGTAGCTGTACCGTAAGTAAGTTGCTCGGCGATGTTCGCGTTTGTAAATGTTCCGCCAGTAAGAGTGTCGTTTAATAGTTTCTGGATCGTTACCTTGTTAGCCGCGCCACTGCTTCCAGCATCCGTGTCGGCAATAAGAAGCAGGTCAGCCGTGCTTACAGTTGCTGCAATTGCGGTTTGATCTGCGATAACGCCACTATAAATATCCAGCAGTCCGACTATGTTATTTAGCTTTGCGCCTGTTACTTGATCGCCGTCAGCGAACGATTGACCTGTATTAAATTTAGCCATATTAAGCTGTAAACCTCATTGCGGTTGCGTATAGCGTGCCTGCTGGAGTTGTGCCGTGGGAAGCTATATCTGTATTAAGTATTACATATCGAATCGTATCTGTCGATTCAACCCTAAACGAAGGAATTAGCCTTTGGGCTAAGGTAGCGTTTGTGCCTGTGCTTGAACCAATTGATGTAAGCCCACCAAAGACAATGTCTCCCAAGGCTGCACCTGTTACTGCGAATGTTCCTGTTGTAACATTTGATCCAGCCGTTGCTGAGTCTAGGTCTTGAAATGTAGAGCCAGTAAACGCTGCCGTTCCGTAAGATAGCTTTGTGATTGTAGGTCCAGCCAACCCACCAATCTCAAGAGATCCAACTGTAACAAGACCACTATTGTTGATTGTTGTAGAAGCAATCGTGCCCAGCGTGTTTGTTCCAGTAGACGAAGTAAAACCAGTAGCAAAGGTGGAAACTCCGTTGATTGTGGGGATCGTGGCCGTGCTGATTGTAGCTGTGCTGATTGTAGCTGTTCCAATCGTAGCTGTACCAGTAGAGGCTGTGATGTTTGAGCCAAAGGTAACATTACCAAGCTGAAGAGGAATTGTTGCTGTGCTAATTGTGGCTGTTGAAATAGTTGCTGTGCTGATTGTAGCTGTGCTTGCTGAAAGAGTGCCAATCGTGGCAGTTCCAGTAGTAGCAGAGATGCTGGAGCTAAATGTAGCTGCTCCTGTAACGCCAAGGCTAGAGGACAATGTTACTGCGCCAGTAACTGCTAGGCTGGAGGATAGCGTAGTCGCGCCAGCAGCATTTAGCGTCCCTGTGGATCTGACCCCAGCGGAGGACAGTTCAAGCGCGCTAACCGTATTGTCTCCATCGGTAACTGCTTGTAGGGTTGCATCTATCCCGCCCAAGCCGTCAGTCTTCAATAGCTGTGTGTAGCTACTCTGGATTGTCTGTGTTCCAAGTGTGGGCATTTAGTCTCCTAGTTAGAAAGGCGGTTTTTAAGGACATCCCAGGCCATTGAGCAAGCAAGCCCTATTAGCCCAGCTACAGCCAGAACCTTCGTCCGCAGGTGTTCTAGCGCACCTAATCTATTAGCAACATCCCCATGAAAAGCAAGTGACCTTTCGATCATAGAGATAAGCGTCATCTGGCGTTCCTCCATCCTGGCAAGTCGCTCTGATACGCTGGCAACCCTGTCTTTAAGATCGGAAACCTCATCAAGACTCACGACCTTTACCCTCCAGGTATCTTAGTGAAACCGCAAGATGGACAACGGCATCCACAACCTCGTCCCGATCTCGGCCTTCCTCGACTATCCGCTTGATGCTTCTGTTGACAGATAGGAGATGCTTTACCTTGCCAATGTACTTGGTCTCCTTGACCATGTTGTTGTTCTCCACGGCAAACTTTAACGCCTCCTTGAAACAAGCGTATTCCTGCCCCGTCATTAAGAAACGCAAACTCAAATTGGTCAGCCACATGGCGATGCGTTTCATTTGACATTACCAGCGTCCGTGGCTGCTCCCATATCGGAATAGCGAGGCAGTACATTGTTGTCCGCTGGCTTGGGCGAGCAGGAGCAGAGCAAGAGGGTGATGAGGAGGAGGAGTGGCATTAGAATATATTAAAACTAAGTTCTAATAGTTTCCTGCATTACATACAAATAATCTAGGTGAACAGTAAATCTGGATGTCCCAGAAACCCAAGATGTATTAGCTCCACCGTGAAGCCTTTGATCTCCTGGCGTTGAGCTATTCGGAATGTTTGTAGTATGAGTTGCAACTATTACATCATTTATATAAAATATAACAGACGTTGTGGTTGCGTATATTCTTAGTTTTTGCCATCCAGAGGTTGATGCAGCTATACCGCTTGATGTTGTGGTTGAAGTAGAGCCAGATCGAGTGACGCAGTCGATTGTTGATGATGTTCCGCACTTAAAATATATTCCAAATGCAGGGTCAGTTGCGTATGCAACACTAATTGACGGTAGTAATCCAATTAGTATGTTTGCAGAAGAAGTAGAGCTTGGATACTCATTAAAATTTACAGTTGTCTCAAATGTAATAGCTCCTCCATAGAGGTTTATTTGCAATGCTCCAAAATGAAAACCAACTGCTCCGTATGCCCCAGCCGATGCACTACTTCCAGAATGAATCCTCCAAATTCCACTCTTATATGCAAATCCACTATTGTCGGAAGGCCAGCTTCCTGTGCTTCCAGCCCCAGAACTGTTCGACCCAACATTAGGTGAAGCATTTATGAAATCTTCAAATATCTCAGTTTGCCTATACTTTGTGTTGTAGAAAGGACTGTTAGTGGTCTGGACTAAATTTCCTTTAAAAATCGGCATCGCCTACTCCTAACTCAACTGCGTGACTTCAGCAGTTCCAGCGGTTGCAAAGATGCCACCAATTAAGCCAGTGTAGTTGAATGGGACTTCATAGTAGTCTCCAGAACTTAGCCTAACTGTAAAAGCTGATGTACTTGCCGTTGCCGTGCCTAGCATAACGTGGAGATTGCCTGGGCCAGAATTGTAGATTGTGCATCCCAGCCTGCCAGTGCTTGCCGTTGCAATCGTGCCGTAGCTGGTAGAGGTGAAGTCAGTAGAACCAGTTCCTCCAGTTGTTGCGTTTGGGAGTCGAATGCCATCGGCAACGTCCGCCTGAAGGGTTGTAACCAACGCCTCTAACTCGGTTAGGTTGGCGTTAATCGATAAGCCAGTTCCGCCAGAAAGCGGTCCTAAACTCTCAATAATCGTGTTCCACTGACGGCCCATTTTAGGACTCCTTAATCTTTACGATTATAGATTGCCATCGCACCGCCAGTTAAAGCAACTTGGTCGATGTCACCGTAAACGGTCACACCAGCAGCGTAGGTTGCGGCGGTTGTAGCACCACTGATAACAAGGGTAGCTGTGGATAATGTAAGAGCAGTTACCGCATCGTAGCTTCCAGTATTCGTGGAAGCTGACGATGCAATAATTGTCCCACCATTACCAAGCGTAAGGCGAGATAAGAGTCGCATACAATTAGGTGTGTAATGCGATTCTGTAAGACGTGCCGTTAAGAGTCACGTTCAAGGACGCAGGGGCTGTTGCAACTGTGTTAACAGTGCCACCGCTGGAGCTTGCCGTAAACTCAATTACGTTAGCAAAGTTAGCACCATCAATGCGGACGGCTTTATTCTTTGCCTTAATCGGACTGCGCTGAAACTCATTTGCCATTTTATTTTCTCCTTATAGCCGCACGTTTGATGCTATCTGGCGTGTACTGGCTTCTGAATCTACTGCCAAGCTTTTGTTCCTGGCGATAGTACCCCTTCAATAGATTTGTTTGATTGACTCCCAGCGGGTTGTCGAGGGGTTCGCCAACCCCCACTAGGCTCAATCTTTGAGGGACGGTGAATCGTTTAAGGTAACGAGGGACAGAATCCCTTTCGGCCACAGCCTTTTCCAGTTCGACAACTTTCCCATTTCTGGAGTCCTCGTACTGGTAAACAGGCATTAGCTATAGTTTTCCTTATCCGATTCCTCGGCCATCTTCATCATACGGTCTTCTTCGGACTCTTCGGGTACAGCGGATTCTTCTTCAGATGCTTCAGCCATAGCGTTGTTTACACGCACCATAGCCACACCACCTTCGATTTTCTCCACTACACCTTCCAATTCCACCATGTCTCCAGCTTCTGGTGTGGCGTTTTCTTCGCCTTCACCTAGCTCGAACATAGAGATCGGCAATTTAACCAATCCTTCTTTCATAGCTGGTTTCTCCTTGGTGGAAGAGGCTGGGGAGGTTTTACCCTCCCCAGCTTTCCGAGGACCCATACCAATGACTAGCATGGTTCCCATTTAATTATTAGCTGTAGTTGGACTTCGCAACGATAACTCGGAAGAACCGAGGATCGAGTTGCTTGGCCGCGTAGAACGTCTTGAAGGACGCAATAACGCGCTGTCCATAGGGATCGCTCTTATCAGCAGCATCAAGGATCGTGACCTTCGGAGCGAAGGGCGAGCCAGAGGCGGCCAATGAGGACAAGCTAGGAACACCAAACGCGCCACCACCGAGGAGGACGTTGGCATAACCAGCAGCATTAGCGGTAGCAGCATTAGCGATACCATCAGCAGCGGTTGCAAAGGTCTGGACGTTCGTTGAGGAAATCACCGATACGCCAAACAATTTACCAGTCTCACCTTTGAAGATTTGGTCGGGGGCAGAGTAGCTCGACACCTTCAACCAATCATCGTCCTGCTGAAGATCCCGAATCACGGCAGGATGCGCGACAAGCGCGTAACCGTCCTTGATCTTGGGAGCGCGGCTGATGAACAACGAAGTCGCACCATCGAGCAAGTCGGTGGCGGTCATTGCGCTGTTAGCAACGGACGAGGTAGCCCAGGTCGTGCCGTTAGTCGTGTTCTGAGCATAACGGGCATACGATTTGGTGGCTACGCCAGTACCAGTGCTGGTCGAGGAATCCTGCACCAACGCGCGGTGACATAGAGTGTCAGCGTGGAGGGCGGCATCTTCGCCGAGTTGTTTGGTGGCCTGTGCCAAGTGCGAGAACAATTCGGTTGCGAGAACAACATCCGTTAGGATGATCTTGCTTCCGTACTGTACAAGCGTGGCTTCAACCGAGGACAGCGTGAGATCACGCTCGTCACCAGAAGAAGGAGTCGTTCCTTCCGACAAAGCGGAGATCGCAGTGATGCTGGGATCGCCGAAGCGGAAGAACCGAATCGTTTTGTTTCCACCCGTTTTGGTCGGGTAGGGGGCTTTCATTGCGAATTGCTCCATTTGGAGCAATGGGATTGCACGTTCCAATAACGCCTTCGAGAAGTACGTCTGGAACTGTGCGCTGACTGAACCAGTAGTTACCATATAATTAAGTATCCTTGTTTGTTGTGACTACTCAACCTCTGTCAACTTCGCTTGCCATTTTCATCAATTCACGTTCTTGCTCATCAAGAGTCAGTTCGTGAAAAGCTTTAGTCTTGGCAGGACCTTTGGGTTGTCCAGACGCTGGAGTAGTCGCTTTTCTGAGTTGAGAAAGTTCTTTCTCATACTCTGCAACCTTTTTCGACAAATCGGAGGCGGACTCCGCCTGGAGCTTCACCTTGGCAATTCCAACCGCATCCTTGATCCCAGCTGGGTAGTTACGCAGGATAGCGTGGTTTTGCAACATTTCCGATACGGCTTTATACAATGTGCTGTTTGAATCTTTGAGTTCTGGATTTGCTTCTACTTCATCAAGCAAATTTTTATCCCAGGCAGACTTTAGTTCCGCTTGAGTCTTTTGCTCGACCTCTTTCCTTTCCTCAACTTCAATGTCACCAGCTTTTTGTTCGGCAAGTTTTGCAAGATCGTCACGGCCTTCATCACGGTAGCTCTTTGCTGCTTCCCTGTAATCTTCCGCGCTAAACTTGCGACTTCCCGACTTTGTCTCGCCTTGAGGAGTTTCTGAAGTCTTCCTTGCCCTTTCAGCCTCGATCTGCTCACGCTCTGCTTTGATTCTGGCTTTCTCTGCTCGGACATCTTCCCACTCCTTCTCAAGTCGCGACTTAGCCTTCTCGTAACGGGTGGGCTTCTTTTCGGAAGCCGACTCCGACTTGTCTTCTGAAGGTTGCGTTGTTAAAGAACTTTTGGCTTCTTCGGATTTCTCCTTGGTCGCTGAAACCTCATCCGAGGCTTCTAGTTTTGTTTGTTCGGCTTTATCAGCAGGCGCGGGTGTCTGCTCGTTATCTCCGCTGGCCTTTTCTGTAGCTTCTGTTTCTACTTTGGCTTTTTCGTCTTCCTTGGGAGTAGGATTAAAATCCCGTCCTTCGTCAGCCGCTTGCGCCATCGCCAATACATCCGCTTCAGTTAGGTTGTTTGAATCCGCCATTTTGACCCTTTCTTACACTTTTCGGTAGGGAGTCATTCTACCTAAAGGTTAGTCGGCTACTGGTTCATCCGATCCATCCCCATAGCCTGGAATGGCGGAGTTAAGTTTTTGGGATGCGAGCGATTCTAAGGTCGCTACACAACCACGGAAACCTTTAGCATAACCACAAGCGTCTGCAAGTGCCTCCGATTTCTTCATCACAGCAGAGCCATTCTGACGCAGAGTTAGGTTAAGCAAAATAAGACTAAGGCGTTTGCCAGTTGGGGTTGACAAGAATCCAGTCCACGCCTTCTCGTCCTCATCCTCCCATTGCGGTTCGTTGACCCATTCTTGATTTCTGATAAACGCCAATGCTGCTTTTAGTTTTCTCATTAGAAATTTATTACGGCTTGGTGTTCAACTGTTTGTGTTGCCGTAAATCCAAGTTCTTCAACAGCCTTCCTTACGCCTGGGCAATTGGGCCAATCCCAATCATCAAGAAATATAGCCCCACCTTTAGCCATTCTATCCTTCAATACTTTCAATGAATTTAATGTGGAGAGGTAGAAATCAACATCAAGATGAACCATCCAGAAACCAGTTTCATCTTGAATGCTATCTGGAAATATGCCTTTACGAACAACTACATTTTTTCTGTTATTAAGGATTCTGACAACGTCCAATTCTGGCTTGAACTCTCCAACATAATGATGCTCATCCTTAACCCAACAAGATTCTGGCATCCCTTCGAATGTGTCGTATGCGTAAATTTTTGTGTCTAAAAAATTGTCTGACAGTATTCCAGTAAAGCCTCCGTTAAACACGCCAACTTCACCAATCAATCCAGTTGGATTCTTGAGTGCGTGACGTAACATCGTTACAATTTTCTGATCGTTTAATAATGTCATAGTTTTATTGCCCAAGAGTCATCTTGGAATAGCGTGTAGTCCTTGTCTCCAATCTCATCCTTCAAGGCTTTCTTTATAGATTGCCAACTCCAATCATGTCCAGCCATAATTCCGCCAGCCTTTAGTTTCGGCTTCCAGCCCTTTATATCGTTAAGCACGCTTTCGTATCTATGATCTCCGTCAAGATAAACTAAATCTAGCTCGCCATCCTTGATGAATTGGAGCGCATCTAGGCTTTTGCTTCTGCTGTACAGCACATTCCCAAGCTGACTTATGCGCTCTTTGAATGCTTCAAATACAAATTTCATCGGACAAGTCTGACTTGCGTGATCGTTAATATCGTATCCGTTTAACCAAGGATCTACGGCAAATACTTCCTTGAAGTGCTGGGAAAGAATTACCGTACCCATCCCACTGTAAGCCCCAACCTCAACCGCCTTGCCAGTTGCTCCCTGCTTATTAGCCCACTCGCAGAGATGTTTTAAGCCATCAATCTGAATGGCATTGCGTGCTACTGGTACTTTCAACCCGCCATCGGTGCTGGTGCTTGGCCTTGCATTGCTTCTGGAGGCAATTGTTGCCCCTGCTGTTGCATCTGAGCCTTACCTGCATCACGAAGCTGTTTCTGAATAGCGCGGGATGTATTGGGGTCAACCTGTTCTAAGGCTGCCAAGTGCTGTTGTAAGTGCGCCATCAGAACTTGCATTGCGCTCTGATCGACCTGCTGCTGTCGCTGTTGAGCCGCTTGGTTAAACGCGAAGAGAACGGATATATGCGCTTTGTGATCATCGCTAGGCTTGATGGCGACTGGGAATCCAGTTGCAAGCATAGTCGCGATTTCAGTCGCTTGATCTTCAGCTTGATCGCCAGAGGCTGCGTTTGGATCTTGGAAGAGTCTGCGGACCAGCGAGGGATCGTCTTGTTCAAGCACTGACTTTACCAATTCGCCCTGGTTAATGAAAGGATTATTTTGGAACATCTGCATCCGCGCCACAGACTTTTGCAACGCAAACTGGCGGTTAATAAAGTCCAACCCACCCTTTGGCTCAATCGAATACTCATCGTGGATGCCTTCGGGTGGCATCGAGCCTGTCTCTTCCGCATAGCGATACATCAAGTCTTTCTTGTTGTACTGCGTGTAAAGCGACCAGCACTGTTTGAAGAGATGGGCTAGACCCATTCGGAACATACGATTGCGTAAATCGCCAGAAGCTGCTGCCTGCGACTGTAACGCTTGAATCTCGGTGGCAGTCTTACGATCCGACACCTGGAACTGCGAGCCAGCACCGAAATCTGGATTGCCCATCCGCTGTTCGGAAAGCAGACGCTCTTCGAGCATCAGTTTCTGGAAGTCAAATGGAGGTTGGCTAAACTGAACTGGCTTCAAGCCTTGTGGCAGAATCTGCCCAGGCTGCATCTTCAAGTTCGATGTGTTTAGCGAGATCGGATTCTGTGCTTCGAAAACTGGGCGGTTGGCAAGCTCCACA